ATGACGCGTGGTCTTCCCCGCACCCTTGCCCGTGCCGCCGCCCGCGAGGCCGGTCTTGCCCCGCCCAAGCTCGGCCTGAAAGCCGTCACCACGGGGCAGGGCGGTTCTTATCGCACTGTTTTCACCTTTGCCGGCATGCAGGTGCCGGTCACCGATGCGCTGGCCTATGCCTCGCAGAAGATCTTCGATTTTTCCGACGGCAAGCTGCGCATCAAGGGCGGCACGGCCAGGCTGCAGTTCGCGGTGCCGACCACGCGCGCATCAACCATCAACGACGCCGCCGCGCTTACCTGGTCGCTGGGTTCGGCGGCCGCGTCGAGCGCCACGCTTGCCGGCACCATGGTCAATGTGCTGGCGTCCACCGGCCGCACGCTGGACGGCGCGGGCTCCGCGCTCTCCACCGCCTCGACCGCCGACATCGCCGCCGCCTCGACGCTGGACGGCACCACGACGCCGGCCGACCTCTATCTCAACCTCGCCTTTGCCACCGGCACCGATATCGATGCGGATGGCACGTTGGCCGTGACGGGGACGGTGACGCTGCTGTGGGAGAACTGGGGCGATAACAATTAGCGATCTCCCCCACGAGGGGGGAGATTGGCAGCTTCGCCGCCGGCTCCTTTTCTGAAATCTCAAACAAAGGAATCTCACACATGACAGATCTGGCAGACGCCGGGTCCGTGGCGGCGCGTGCGCAGCCGGCGGGCAACCCAGTACGGCCATCGGCAGGCGCGGACAACGGGTCCGCCGCGGCTGTCGCCCAAAGTTGGTTTGACGGTCTTTCCGAAGGCAACCGCAAGCTCGCTGAAACCAAGGGCTGGACCAAGGCCGAAAACCTCGATCGGGTTTTCACATCCTATGCGGAGCTGGAACGGCAGCAGGGCGAAAGCCTGCGCGTGCCGGGCAAGGACGCATCCAGGGAAGACTGGGACAAGTTCCACGCCCGGCTGCCCGAGGAGATGCGTCCGCTGACATCGGCCGAGAAGGTCGAGTACCGGCGCCCGGAAGGCCTGCCGGAGAACTTCGCCTATTCGGACGAGCTCGCTCAGGCGTCCAAGGCCTGGGCGGTCGAAGCGGGTGCAAGCCCGAAGATCGCGCAGGCCTATCACGACAGGTTCGTCGGCTACATGGCCGAGCAGGCGCAAGCGCAGCAAGTCGCGCTCGCCCGTTCGGTCGAAGCCACCCATGACGACCTCGTCAAGGACTGGGGACCGACCGACAGCGACGGCTTTCGCCAGAAGCTGGAAGTCGCCAACCGGGCGATGAAGAAGCTCGGCCTGGTCGACGCCTACAAGGCGAAGGGCATCCTTCTGCCTGACGGGGCGCTGACCGATCCGCAAATCGCCAAGGCGTTCCAGGCGATCGGCGAAGCGATGTTCAGGGAAGACACGATCGACGGCGGTGCCCGTTCAAGCGGAGCCAATCCGTTCAAGCGCAACGCCGCCGGCGAACGCAACCTGACGGCCATTTCAGCCCTCGTCAAAAGCGACCCCGCCCGCGCAAGGCGGCTGGCCCGCGAGGCTGGAGAGAACCCCGACCGCTGGATGCCGAACAACCCGCTTTGACTCTCAAACTCACCGCCAAACCCCAAGCTGAAGGAAGACAAAAATGGCAGATGCCTACACCCGCATCGCGGACGCGATCGTTCCGTCCGTCTATGCGCAATACGCTTTCGAGGAACATGTCCAGTCGCTCGAGATCTATCAGGCCGGAATCCTGTTTTCCGACCCGGCCATCTCGTCGAAACTGTCGATGGGCGGCCGCTCCGTCGACATGCCCGGTTGGAAGGATCTTGGCAATGACCCGTCCGAACCGGTCAATGACGACCCGGCCGATTCCATCGAGATGAAGAAGGTCGGCTCGCGCCGCGAGGTCGCCGCCCGCAACGTCCGCGCCCAGGCATGGGGCGTTCCGGACCTGACCTCGATCCTGGCCGGCGACGACCCGCAGAAGCTGATCGTCAAGCGGCAGACCGAGTACTGGCAGCGCGCCAACAAGCTGACGTTGCTCGGCATCCTGAAAGGCGTCGTCGCCGACAACATCGCCAATGACGCCGGCGATCTCGTCCGCACCACCGGCGCCTCCATCGTCGACACCGACATCATCGAGGCGGCCTATCTGATGGGCGACCGCGCCGACAAGTTCAAGACGATCTGGATGCACTCCAAGCAGATGAAGGCACTGAAGCTCGCCGACCTCATCGACTATGTGCCGTCCTCCGAGCAGGGCGGGCCGCTCATCCCCTACTACATGGGGCTGCGCTGCGTGGTCGACGACGACATTCCGGTGGCGGCGGGCGTCTACACCGCCTTCATGTTCAAGGACAAGGCGATCCTGTGGAACGAGCTGCCGGTCAACACCGAAGGCGGCCCGCTCGAGTTCGACCGCAAGCCGCGCCAGGGCCATGGCGGCGGCGTCACCGAAATGGTCGGCCGCCGGCATTTCGTGCCGCACGTGCCGGGCACCCGCTTCCTCGACGCCGCCTCGGCCGGCGAGTTCGCCACCGACGCCGAACTGGCGCTGGCGGCGAACTGGGACCGCACAGCGTCGAGCGTCAAGAACATGACGTTCATCGCGCTGAAGACGACCGAGGCATGACCGGCTGAGGCGAGGGGCGGGGCTGGCGCTCCGCCCTTTTTCTAAGGCTGAGTTCTGCCGCGCCCCCCTCTGGCCTGCCGGCCATCTCCCCCACGGGTGGGGAGATTGGCAGCGTTGACGGCCGCGCTTTTTCTTCAACGTCGAGAGTTGGCGAAAGCGATGCCACATGCAATCTCCCCCCTCGTGGGGGAGATGGCCGGCAGGCCAGAGGGGGGCGCCGTAACACGCCAGCCATGGCGAATAGCAAGTACGTCAAGCCGCCTCCGCGCGGCTTTTTTCATGTCCGCAACAACCACGACCCACGAGGTGCCGACCCATGGCCATCACCCCGACCGATATCGCCAACATGGCGCTCGCCGTGCTCGACGAGGCACCGATCGACAGCCTCGACCAGGACGTCAAGGCGGCGCGGTTGCTCAATTTGCATTTCGACCTCGCGCGGGAAGCGGAGCTGACCAAACATGCCTGGGTGTTCGCGATCCTGCGCGCCACGGTGGTCGGGTCGATGACCGCCGGCGGCGATTGTGGCTTGAACGTTGCCTATGAGCTTCCGGCCGACTGCTTGCGGCCGCTGCCGCTGACGCACAATGGCGAACCCGACGGCGTGCCGATCTCCTGGCGCCAGGAGGCGGGACTGATCTATTGCGACCAGCCGGGTCCGCTCACCATCCGCTACGTCGCCAACCTCACCGACCCGAATGACTGGGACGCGCTTTTCACCGAGGTGCTGGTGGCCGCGCTCGCCATCAAGGTCGCGCATCCGCTGACCCACAAGTCGGGCATGATCGACATTGCGCGCTCGGCCTATGACCGGGCGCTGGACGCTGCCTTCAACGCCAACGCCATCCAGCGCGGCGGGCGTCTCTACACCGCCTCGTGGTCAAGCCAGCGCGGCGACAGCAGGGGTGCGCGCTGATGGCCACGCTCTATCCGGTTCAGGACGTCTTCACCCGTGGCGAAATCTCGCCCCGCCTGCATGCCCGCGCCTCGCTCGATTTCTATCGGGCGGCCCTTGCCCGATGCGAGAACTTCGTCACCTTGCCGCATGGCGGCATCCGCAAGCGCGGCGGCACCTATTTTGCCGGCGAGGTCAAGACTTCGGCCAGGAAGACGCGGCTGATCCCGTTTATCTTCTCGGCCGACCAGGCCTACGCGCTCGAATTCGGCGACCAGTATATCCGCGTCTACGCCTACGGCGCGCGTGTCGGCACGGTGGAGGTCGCTTCGCCCTATCTGGAGGCGGATCTGTTCGAGCTGGCCTACGTCCAGTCGGCAGACCAGATGTGGATCAGTCACCGGGACTACCCGTTGAAGGTGCTGACCAGAACCGCGCACACCAGCTGGGCCCTGGCCGACTTCAACTTCCTCGACGGTCCCTATGACGACATCAACACCACGTCGACGACGCTGAAGCCGGCGAGCACCGGTCATGCGACGCCGAAGATGACTTCGGCGACAGCCCCGAGCGGCACGGTTACGGACAATGGCACAGGCACGAACAGCTGGAGGGTATTTGACCGCGCGATCAATGGCGTCGTCACCATATCGACGGGCAGCAGCGGCCTTCTGCAGTATCAATTCCCGGCCGGCCAGGGAAAGGCGGTGAACGCCTACTGGATATCCGCATCCGAAGATGCCGCAAAATGGGGCGACACGCCGACGCAATGGAAGCTGTCGGCCTCCAACGATGGCGTGAACTACGTCTCATTGGACGGCAGGACATCGGAGCGCGGCTGGTCCGGCTCCGAGGTTCGCTTCTACGATTTCCTGAACTCGACCACCTACGAGTATTACAAGTTCGACTTTTCCGGTGGCGGTGGCGACGATGCCAACAACACCTCGCTCTCCGAGATCGCACTGACCGAGAACGGCGACCTGATGGCGCCCTTCGACCTCACGGCATCGGCGGTTGCCGGGATCAATGACGGCACCGGGTTCCAGACAAGCGACATTGGAAGGTCGGTCCGGCTGCTTGGCAGCGACAATGTGTGGCGTTGGGCCAAGGTCACCGGCAGGACGAGCACCACTGTCGTGCAGATCAGGCTCTATGGTCATGCCTTGCCCGATCTTTCGCCAATCACGCGGTGGCGGCTGGGTACTTTCGTGCCCGGCAAATATGTCGAGAGCGGCTCGCTCTATGAAGAGCGCCTGGCCTTCAGCCGGAAGTTCTCGGTCTACGGATCGAAGACCGGCGACTTCGACAATTTCGCGCTCGGCGAAAATGATGACGATGCGCTGGAGTTCGTCCAGGCCGGCGGCGGCCAGGCCAACGACATTGTCTGGATCGCCGATTCCGACGGTGCGCTGTTGATCGGCACGTCCGGTGGCGTGCGTGCCTTGTCGGGCTCGGGCATCGACGAGGCGCTGACGCCGTCCTCGTTCAAGAACCGGCGCTCGCGCACCTTCGGCTGCGCCCGCATCCGCCCGGTCGATGCCGGCCAGTCGTTCCTCTATGTGACGCGCTCGCGCAAATCGATCGCCGAGCTGACACAGACCGCGCAGAGCCGGTTCACCTCGGACGATGTCGGCCAGATTTCCGAGCATATTCCCAAGCAAGGCGTGGTCGAGCTGGCCTTCCAGACCGACCCCGACCCGATGCTGTGGTTTCCGCTCGATAATGGCGAGCTTGGCGGCTACACGCACCAGCCATCCCAGGATGTCAGGGGCATGCATCGTCATCGCCTGGGCGGCGCCTTCAGCGGCGCTGGCTGGGCGGTCGTCGAAAGTGCTGCCGTGACGCCTGGCCAAGACGGCAATGACGACCTGTGGCTGGTCGTCAAGCGCACCATTGGCGGCGTGACCAAGCGCTATATCGAGATCAAGACCGCTCCGTTCGAATATGGCGCCGTCGCCGACGCCTTCGAGGTCGATTGCGGGCTGACCTACACGGGCGCCGCGGTGACCACGGTGGGCGGCGCGATGCATCTCGCCGGCCAGTCGGTCGATGTGCTGGCCGACGGCAAGGTCTATCGCGGCCTGGCGGTCAGCGGCGGCGGAACTGTGACGCTGCCAGGCGGCTCGATCGCCGCCAAATGGCAGCTCGGACTGCCCTATGCGGCGGGCGCCGACACGCTGGAACTCGATGTCGGCGGCCGCGACGGCTCCATCATCGGCCGCCGCAAGAAGGTGGCGAAGGCCATCCTGTCGCTGCTCGAGACCGATATCACGGGGCTCCAGGTACAGTCCTTCATGCGTGGCCGCTGGGAGCCGGTGCGCCTGCCCTCGATCGTCGCGCCGGACGGGAGGGCCACACTGTTCACCGGCAATGTCGAAGTGCCGATCGACGACAGCTGGGAAGGCCAGGGCCGCGTGCGCATCCGTCATGTCAACCCGACGCCGTGCACGATCCGGGCGTTCACACCGGTGTTCGACGCCGAGCCGTAGTTGATCTGGCGAAGGCCGAGGTGACGGCCAATCTCCCACAGGTGGGGAGATCGGCAGCTTCGCGGACCGCCTCTCTCCCCAAAAAAGGACAACCCCAATGACATCTCCCCTTGCCGAGCAGCTCGGCAGGGCGCGGACGGCTGCCGAATTCGCGGCCGTCATCGCCTTGCTCGACACCGACCTCAACGACGCGCTCGTGCGCAAAAGCGAACTGGCGCAGGCCGAGGACCGCGCGGTCTTCGGCGATGGCGATCTTGCCGCCGCGCGCGCCGCGCTCGACGATTGCAACGACCGGATCGCGCTTCTGGAAAAAACCATCGACGCCGCCGGCAAGCGCCGGGCGGAGGCGGCGCGCGGCCAAGCCCGCGCCGACATCGCCGCGCTCGGCGAGGACATCAAGGCCAGGGCGGCAACGCTGACGCAGCGCTGGCGCGGTGTCCATCGTCTGGTCGAGCAACTGCGCCAGGAACTGTTCGAGGCCGATGCGCTTGCCCGTGCCGTCGCCACCGCCAATGGCCTTTTCGAGGCCGCCGGCGTGACCGAACTGAAGGTGAACCTGACCACCACGCGCCGCGCCGCGATGGCCGGCCCGCGCGCCGCGGCGCCCGCCCGCCTCAGCCGCCCGGCGCTGCAGGCCGACAGGCTGTTGCTCTCCTTCCTCAGCGCCGGCGGCGCACTCGACCCGCGCCCGGCGCTCGGCGCGCCGATCAAGAGCAACAAAGCCAGGCACTTGGAAGGCAAGCAAGCCGAAGGCCGGGGCGCCAAAAGCCAATTCATCCCCGCAAGAAAATCCCTTTAACGAACGAGGTTGACCATGTGCACACTCGCCCTTCTAGGGCTGGCAGGGACGGCCCTGTCGGTCGGCGGCTCTCTGCTCGAGGGCCAGCAGCAGAAGCAGATGGCCGACTATCAGGCCAGGGCCTATGAGCAGCAGGCGCGGGCCGAGGCGCAAAGTTCTGCCTTCGAGCAGAGCCAGGAACGTCACAAGCAGGATCTGCTGCAGGCCCAGGCGCGCGCCCAGGCCGGCGCTTCCGGCGTCGGCATAGCAGGCTCACCAACCGAGGTGCTGGCCGCCAATGCCAGGCAGGGCCAGATGGACCTCAAGGCGCTTCAGTACAGCTCGGACCTGCGCCAGAACAACCTTAACAGCCAGGCCGCCATCTCGCGCTTCTCCGGCAAGCAGGCGGCCACGGCGTCGATCTTCAGCGCCGGTAGCGCGCTGGTTGGCGGCCTCTCCAAAATCTACGACCCGACCAAGGCTGTGACCTTCGGCGGTTCGATGCTTTCACCTCGGGCGAGCGCGGCCATGGCCAACGGCTATTCGGGGCTCTACTAAAATGGTCCACGTCATTCCCCTTTCCGTTGGCCAGCGCCGGCTCGATACCGGCAACGCGCCGCAATACCCGCAGGGATCGCCGGTCGGCGGCGCCATGCAGGGTTTTGGCGACGAGCTTTCCGCTCTTGCCGAGCACTACCGGCAGATGACAGAGCGGCAGGAGGCGTTCGACGCCGAGCTGGCGCGCCGCAAGTTCAATGGCCAGATCGCAAAGGAGGAAGACGAGGCGACGGCTAACGCTCCGGCCGACGGCGCCGGCCTGCATGACGCGATGTATGGCCAGGTCGACCCGCGCAACGGCCGGGTGGTGAAGACAGGCCTGTTCGACAAGCTGTTTGCCGCCGCCTTGCCCGGCATACCCGAAAGCCAGCGCGCCAACTTCGCCAGGCAGAAGGAGGTGCTGCGCGGGGCCGGCTCGCTTCGCATGGCGCAGCGGCAGCTTCAGCGGCGCGACGATTATGAGCTCGCCGAGTGGACCAAGGTCGACACCATGTCGACGAGCGCCATCGCAAATGGCGACCCGAGCGACACCGCGACCTTCGAGGCGATCCGGCAGAGCGGGTCCGACCTGATCGCCAAGATCGGCAACCCGCTTGCCCGGCAAGCGGCGGAAGCCGCCTGGCGCACCAACACGGCCAAGGCGCTAGTCCAGGCGATGATCGCCCAGGACCCGAAGCGGGCCGCCGAGATGCTGGGCGCGGCGCAGGGTCGGAGGAAGGACGACACGGCAGAGGTGGCTGGTGGTTCGCAGGCAAATGCCACAAGTTCTGTTGCGCCAAAGGGCGATCGCCTTGGCAGGCTCACGCCGGACGAGCGAGTGGCGCAGGCCTTCCGGGACGACATCCTGCCTGAGGACCGGTCGGCCTTAGCCCAGCAAGCCCGGGCCGCCGACGCGTTCCGGCAAGTCGAAATGCGTACCGGTATTAGCCTGGCCGAACAGAACGCGCCGGCCGCCATCAGGGAAACCGGAACGTATTCTGGCCCAACTCCCACTCCGGAGCAATTCGTAGCCCTCTATGGCGCCACCGAAGGCGCCAGGCGCTTCCAAGCCTTCAATCAGGCGATCGATGTCAGTCGGCAATTTTACGGCATGCGCGGCATGTCGAACGAGGGCGTACGGGCCAAGATCAAGGATTCTGCAACGAGGGCGGACAGTGCGAACCCTGAGGAAGATAAAGCGCGTCATGACGTCATCGTAACCGCCGCCGACCTGACCTTCAGAGCCAGGCAAGGGGATCCCGGCGACTATGTTCGCAAGACATTCGCAAACCTAGACGCAGCCTGGAACAACCTGTCGAAGCCGGAAGACTATCGGGCGGCGATCATCGGCTCGATCGCCGCCCAGAAGCAATTGGGTTTCGACACCGTCCAGCCGTTGCCGAATTCCGTGGCAGGCAGCGTCGTCGGCGAACTAAAAAACGGAACCAAACCGCAAGATCACATCCTAGACAACATCTTTGCTGCGCTCCCTACCGAAGCTGCCCAACAGGCAATGCTAGACCAGCTAGTTCGGACAAGTGCTGACCAGACAGAGAGAAGCCTAGCTGAGCGAACACGTCGCGATTGGATAGTCGACCCCAAAATGCTGCTCGACTTGGGCAAAGCAGCCGAGTTGGGGTTGCGGGACTCGAATGTAGAAGTCACGAATTACATTCCTACACCTCAAGATAAGCTTGGTCGGCTTATCGTGGGCGATAGTAAGCCAGAAAGTATGCGGCGTAAGCTGGCACGGTTGCTGGTTGGCTCCGAGGGAGCCGGCGAGCAGGGCATTTCGCTGCTCGGTATCACGCCCATGGTCGCTGCCGATAAGGCTGTTGCGTCCGCGATGTCTGGGAACGTCGGCGACACGGTTCTCAATGCCTTAGGAGTAATTCCCACTGAGCGACTGGCGTCCGTCGGTCTGCAACAAGCCGGCAAGATTGCGGGGCCTTTGGTTAAGGAACTCGCGCAGATATTGAAGCGGCCCGACGACCTGGCTGAGGGAGCCGAGGCGCTTGTTCTGGGAAGCCGAGGTAAGCTCCCCAACTCGACTGAGGACGTTCTTTCTGAAGGATTAGACCTTTACAAAGGTATAGACGATTTACCTGCGCCTGGGTCCGAACTGCTGACAGAAGAAGCAGGTGACGGCGCTAGTCGAGGGCCGACGGGCCAGTTCTATAGCGTGGTGTTCGAAACAAGGCTGGATCCTGCCTTATATCCAAACGTTTCGCGCCCGCGCCATTTCCAGGCAGCCAACGAAGCCCTGTTGGTTCTGATGGAAAGAGAGCAGGATTTCGCGAAAGTTATGCAAGAAGCAGGAATTAACCTTCAGCGCACAAAGAGGGGCCTCGTTCCCCGCAGAGCACCCCCTGGCTACACGTGGCATCACGCCCCGGAACCCGGTGTGATGCAACTCGTCCCTAGATCACAACATGATCCTGGGACTATCTTCCAGAAAGCACTGCACCCGAATCGCCGAGGAGGATTTTCTTTATGGGGAAAATAAGCAGGTTGATCGACATCGTTGGCCGGTTGTCTGAATATGACAATGACGATGAAGATGAGGACGAGACTTACACGATCTATGTGTCGGAGCCTTGGACCGAGAATTCAGACGCGATGGTTGCGATTGCCCCGGACGATGCATTGGTGCCAGCGAAGGCAGCCAAGGCAGGCCTGACATATTTCATTGAAGTATACATCGCGATCGAATTTACCGAGGCTTGGGTAGCGTCGCTGGATGAAAAGCCCAGCCTGTCGGCCATCTGCCAACGCCTCATCGAATACGCCACCAATGATGCATGAGGGGAAAAATGGCGACGCACCCACGTTATGACGGAAAACCGCTGCTCAGGCTTCTTGAGCTATACGTGCTCAAGGCGATTGGAGAGCTCTCTGAGGAATCGGAAGATGGCCTGAAAGCGATGGGTCCGAAACTGCAAGCCATCTATGGCGGCGACGGACGGTGGGACGACGCAATCGCCAAGGCTCTTCACATGCCTAACACGATGCCTGAGGCAATCCGGGATATGTGGTCAAGGAACCTGAAAATCGCCCACGACAACAACGTAACACTCACGCCCCAGCAATTTTCCGAGATGTTTGTGGACAACAACTTCGCGGATTGAGGCTTAGGGAAGATCTCATTCGGCACCACAACAAAGCTGGGGATTTTCAGCGCTGGGCCAAGAGACGATGGCGCCAGAAAAAAACGAGTATTGGAGAGACGTCGTGAACGCAGCTATGCCAGACCTCAGTAAAGTCAGTCGTTTGCCGCTGGCTGCCAACGATCCTGACTCGGGGGATGATATTGACGCAGCTCTTCTGGAAGCCCGTCAATACCTCCGGTCTTATAACTGGGGGAAAAATATTAAAGCCGAGTATCTTGGGTATGGCGCCGAGGGTATAGTATACATTTTTCTCTTCGAGATTTTACCTGGAAGGCCAGATGTGCCTCAATGGATATGGGTGATCGTGGGCGATGTGCCTCCGGCCTATATGCCCGGCGATGACGTCCAGACACCGTATGAGGTGCTGGATGGTTACATCGGTGCAATGGAAGATTGGGTTGAAGCTGCGCGGCAAGGGAAATCCGTAGCGAAATTGATACCTGTCAATGTCGATGCCAATCCCGCCAACGCCGAAATGTTGGCGAGCCGGCTCGCGTTCCTCGATGAAAAGGTTCTGCCACTGCTTCAAGAGTGATTTACTGAATTTTCCCGAGATGTTCGTCGATGAAAATTTCGGGATTTGAATGCTATTTGGAATTGCGATGACAGTGCACTTTTTCAATTATATTCGTATGACCTAGAGTGAGGCCTGGAGTAGAATAAAGGTAAAAGTGCACTGTCACCGTAATCCCGGTTTGATACTTCCGGCGGCCGGCATATCGTCTGTCATTGGAGCGGGCGGATCAAACGCGCCAGATACGCGAACTCAAGCTCTCGGATCGGATAACGGACTCCCCAGGAATGCGCGTTGAAAGGTGCATCAACGGTGGGTACAATGGGCGCGTGCGGGATTTGTGCGTGATCGCGGTCCGATGGGAGTCGCAAAAATGCGGAAGCCGACGATTGAATACGAGAACATTTCCCCCGAGATGCAGAAACTGCGCGACGAGCAAAAGGCAGCCCAGATAGCTTGGCGCTTGCGGTTGGCCATCAGCGATCCTGCGGAGAGAAAAGCGCTGGAAGCCCAAAAAACGCAAGAAATGGCCGAATGGCAGGAGAAGACCGGAGTTACGTTTTTCTTGAATCTCGGCGGTGTCCTTGATTACGTCAAGAAACATAAGAAGTCTCAGGGTTAGACGTTCTGCTTCCTGCTTCTACGGCAATTCATCCAACTGAACAGTCTGGTCGCTATGGTTGGTGGTGCCGAATTATGGTCACAGTGCACTCTTAACGATCTCCACGTGATTGGAGTGAACCTCTGGACCGAACCGTGGAAAAGAATTCAATCACATAGAGCGGCATCGGGATGCCGGAGACCATTCACGCTGGCCTAGACAAAGGCGGCAAGGGAGTTGGTCATAGAGAATAATAGCAAACCCGACCTGAGCAGCGTCACACGCCTGCCTTCGGCTAATATCAGCACCGGCCACGACGAGCTGGATTCTGCCCGGATCGAGGCCCGCCAATATCTCGAATTCTACACTTGGGTATCGGCCATTAAGGACGAATATCTTGGTTGCGCCGCGGAAGGGATAATCTATATTTTCCTTTTCGAGATAGAGACCAGTCGACCGGACGTGAATCCATGGACTTGGGTGATCGTCGGGGATGTGCCGCCGACGTACCTGCCAGCTGATGACGGAAAGACGCCTTTCGAGGCGCTGGATGGTTATCTCGGTGCGCTTGAAGACTGGGTTGAGGCTGCACGCCACGGAAGGTCCGTAGCGAAATTGATACCGGTCAATGTCGATGCCAATCCCGCCAACGCCGAGATGCTGGCGAGCCGGCTCCAATTCCTCGACGAGAAAATCCTGCCAGAGCTTAAAAGGTAATGCGCAGGATTTGTTGAGAGATTTGCGGCAGCTCTATTGTGTTTGGTGCAACCTTGGGTAGAATTTGAGTTGCGGGGTTTATTGGCGCAGACATTGCGGGGACAGCTTAGGCTGAACGGCAGATATAATGGGGGGTGCGTTGTACGAGACATTTCGACAACATTTTCCGGTTGAAAGTAGGATGGCGGCTGGCGGAGGCAATGCGGCTTTCGACGCGAAAATATTTGGTTTAAGCGAATTGCTGACCAGCTTCGGCGGGGCTTCGTTCAGGAAAGGTCTCTACCGGGTCATCCGCGCACAGGACGTGGCACTTTGGAACGCCAGGGTAACCTTGGGTTTTCCGGAGTTTGTCGGCCGGATCACTTGCTTCGGGTACGATTGGCAGGGCTCTGCGTTTGCAGTTGACGGTGAGAGACTTGAACAAGGGCAACCTGGAGTGCTCCTGTTTGAGCCGGGTACAGGCGAAGCGCTTGAAATCCCTGCCAACATCGAGACTTTCCATGATGTTCTGGCCATAGAAGATCCTGATGCCGCGCTGAGTGCCAATATATTTGTGGAGGATTGGCTGGCGGCTGGCGGGGCACCGCCAACCTACGACCAGTGTATTGGTTACAAGATACCGCTGTTTCTTGGGGGAGTGGACGACGTCTCAAACCAGGAACTGACGGACCTTGAGGTCTACTGGCACATAATGGGCCAAGTCATAGCCAAGATAAAAGGGTTGCCGCCGGGCACGCCTGTAAACATCCGCAAAGCCCCTGAACCAGAACTCGCAGCACCGAAGAGTTCCATGCTGGGCAAATTGTGGAGATCATTCACCAAGCAGGCCTGATCGCCGGCTGCGCATTTGTGGCCGCCGTGATGGCGGTTTCTGCCGACCTTCGCACGATAAGTTGGCATCGATACTCAACCTTCTTCAAGCCTCGCTTTCGCGGGGCTTTTTTCATGGAGCAAGCCTCATGGCCCGACCTGCAACCGCCGCCGTTCGCCTGTTGACCGGCGAGCGTGAACCCGTGCGCCTGGCGACCACGGTCAACATTGCCCTTTACGGGCTGCAAACCATCGATGGCGTGGCCACCGAGGTAGGCGACCGGGTGCTGGTGAAGAACCAGGCCGATGCAAGCGAGAACGGCATCTATACGGCGAGCGAAGGCCAGTGGTTCCGCGCCGCCGACGCACGCACCGCGCGCACCATGCAGAAGGGGACCACGGTGCATGTGCAGCAGGGCGCCGTCTCGGCCGATTTCGTGTACGCCTTCGAAACCTTGAACCCGGTAATCGGTGTCAGTGACATCGTGATCAACTTCTATATATCGGACGATATTGTCGGCGACCTCAACGAGTCTGGCGCGCCTATTCTAGCTGCTGCCGAGGCAGCTCGTGATGCTGCCTTGGCAGCGGCGGCCGGTGTGAGTCTGCCGCCCGTCGTGGCTGACAGAATGCTTGTCGACAACTCTACCGGCACAGCGCGCGAAAGCAAAACATTCGCCCAAGTTCGCACGAGGCTTCAGTCGATCGCCTTCTCAGACCTGCCGGTAATAGAGGCATGGAACAACAACGTTCCCGGCGATGCTACCGACCAGACTGCGCGGCTTACCACGCTCATCAATTCGATGCCGGCCGAGGGCGGAAACATTTTGTTGAAAGGCGATGTGCGTGTGACTGCCCCGTTCACGGCTCTCCAGGGGAAGCACAATGTCCGCCTGATGGGCCTGGGCGGTCTCGGCACTGGATCCGCACAACAGACTTATCTTCGCTCATCCGCCGGTGCTGGTGTGGGCCGGGTGCTAGACCTGCGGGACACGTTTAATGTGTCGCTTGAAAAACTTTGGATCGAAGCGCTCGACAAGACAGTGTTCAATGCGGCTCTGATTGATTACGGCCTGATCGCTACGGGCTCGTCTTACATGCACATGACGGACTGCTTTGTGTTGGCCGATAGCGCAGCAATTGGCTGTCGTGGCGTGAGTCTATATGGCTCGACGCAGGGGTCTTTCAAGGACGTGTCGTTCAACGGCAAGGCATCGGGCGGCGTCCTGGCGCTACAGGATACGAATGCCGTCGGCTTCTGCAACGCTCACACCTTCACGTCCTGCCACTTCAAGGGAGCGAACGGCAACTACCCGGTGCACGGGTCTGGCGAAGGCCTTACCTTCATTGGGTGCAACGTGCAGGCCGGCGCAGATGGCATTGGCCGGTTCTGGTCTGGGTCGACGATCCAGGACTTTCGAGGCATCGGTATTCTCGGCTGTACTTTCTATGATCAGCTCGCCGGCGGTGGCGAATGGATCGCAGCTTATCGAGGCAACGCACTCAACGTTATTGGGTGCCGCTTCGGCGGGTATGATACAGCTGGCGCCTACAGTGCTGCTGTTCGACTTGGCGGAGCTGCGGCGGGCAACGGCAACGACGGCGTGCATGGCGCAAACATCTGGGGCAACAATTTCGACCATTGTTCGCCTGCGGTGTCGTTTGCCGGTGTGGTTGCGAACCGCACGCATGCAATGGAAGTCGACATTCGCGGCAACCAATTCGTCGGCCTGACAAACAACCTTGTGGGTTCGATTACTCTTGCCGAGAGGCTAAGCTTCGGGCCGAACAACATCAACGGCACAACTGGCACCCTTGTGGGTGTAGACGGCGCGATGATGCAGCTCTACAAAGTTCTCCCTACCAGCGCCGGCACTGCGCCAGTGGGTGCTAAGTCCGGGGTACTGTGGGTGGACACGTCAGCGGGTAACGTTGTCAAAATCATCCCATAACCCCTTGTGGCACTTGATCTGCAAGCTAGGGATGTGTTTTGAACGCTGCTGTGAAAGAATCAATTTTCGCCTCTATCCTAATATGCCTTGCGCTGGTGAGTGCGGGCATTTCCAGCCAGCATTTTTCGACGATTTGGCAGCTAGATGCGAGCAAAGAAGCGGCCATCCCGATATCCAGCGTTCCGAACGATGCGCTAGACTTGGAACCTGGCGAGAGCCAACTAGGGTATGTCAAGCGCATCACCGAGACCGTGCACAATGCCACCGGCCACTGCGAGCCCACAAGTTATCAATTGAGCGTCCTTGAGCAGATGGTCGTACGGCTGTCCGGAGGCCCTGACGCGTTCGCAACAGAAGGGGTTTTGGTCAAAGACCGCTTTACATGTGGGTTCTGCCATCAACGGGCTTTTCTCGTTCACCAGGCACTGCAACAAAACGGTATTGACTCGGAAGTCTTTGGCCTGACGGGCCATGTTGTTGTCCGAGCCTTGATCGAAGGCAATCAGTATTTCACCGACCCAGACTATGGGGTCGGGCCATTTCCGGCGATGGCCGAGATGCTGGCCGGCAACGTTCGGAGTTCTTACAATTCGTTTGGAAATGTGGATGAACTGGTGGGGTATTACACAACCCCGAATGACAACGAAGCATATGGCGGCCTAGACAGCGTTTTTGAGCAGCAATCGACTATCGTCCACACTGCCAGTGACGCCGCAAAGTTGCTTTTGGGACTATCCATGCTATGCCTTTCCGTATGCGCTCTCGTCACCCGTCGCAAGGCCAGCATGTTTCTAAATCGCAAATCCTTCTGATCTGCGTGGCAGGCGCCTTGGCCGCCTTGGTCTGCGCGATGACAATTTATCAGATGGGGAACAGTGGTCCGCCACCGGCACTTTCGAAGTGCACTGACAGTCCGCAGTGCATTAGCTTTTCGCGTAAGATCTAGCTTACAGCTTCAGCGAGGTAGCGTTGTGAAGGGCCCGCCAAAGATTGCTGGTATATTCGCGCACCGAGCCGTCTTCCAGTCGAATCCATCCGAAGCCTGAACCGCTTTCGTAAACCACCAACCAGTTCCGTTGTTCTCGAAGCATTCCCGCTAGGATCGCTTCTCTGTCGCTCGACTGCACTAGGCGGTCACGGGTGCCATCGCTCAAGCTAATTGTGTAGCCGCTGGTCAACAACCCGTCGACAACGCGGCCGACCACCGACTTCTCAACGCTTAGCGCTGTCATTGATTTCAATCCCCAAACTGCCCACCTGCAATTTATACGAAATATCGGGCAAAGTCACCTTGCCGTGAGCGGAACGGGCCGCGCGATTCCCGTCCGGTACGAGTTCGACTCCATAGTTCCCCGTCGGCCCGGCTATCAGGCGCCGACAATAGCCATCACCATCCGAAAGGAACCCCCATGGACCGCAACTTCGTGCGGGCGCTTGCGCTCGTCTTGAAATCCGAAGGCGGCTGGTCGGACAATCCGGCCGATCCGGGCGGCGCCACGATGAAGGGCGTCACCCTCGCCAATTTTCGCCGCTACGTGAAAGCCGACGCCACCAAGGCCGATCTGAAGAAGATCGACGATGATCAGGTGGCAACGGTTTATCGCCGCTTCTATTGGGATGCCGTGCTCGGCGCGGAACTGCCTGACGGGGTGGACTATGCCGTCTTCGATTTCGCCGTGAACAGCGGCCCGGGCAGGGCGGCGAAGTATCTGCAGGCGATGGTGGGGGCTCTTCAGGACGGCCGCATCGGGCCGGCCACGTTGGCGGCGGTCAGGGCAAGACCGGCCGGCGTCGTGATCGACCAGCTCTGCGATGCGCGGCTGGCGTTCCTGCAACGCTTGCCGACATGGGCGACATTCGGGCGCGGCTGGTCGGATCGGATCAAGTCGGTGCGGGCTCACGCGTTGCTGATGTCGAGCCCGGCGGCAGTGCCCGCGACTGCGCAATTTGCAAAGCCGGCGCCGGACGTGACTCGATCAAACGACACGGTGCCTGCCGGCAACGCGCCGGCCGTCGAGCCCGCGTCGCCGGCGCCTGACAAATCCGGGATGCCGATGGCGGCAAAGGCGGGCGGGATCATCGCTGCCTGCCTATTCGTCATCCTCGCCGCGTGGCGCCACGTCGCCGCCGCCCTTGAAGGGATGTTCTGACCATGGCCAGCGTTACCCAGCCGACCATCCGTCCAACCAACAAGCTGACGGCCGCCACGATCGCCGCTGCCGCAGTTTCCGTTTCCGGCGTCTTCGTGCGCAATCTCTGGCCTTCCTGGTACGACGCCGAGACATGGGCCACGCTTCTGCCGATCGCGGTCTTTGCCGTCGGCTATCTGGTCAAGGATGAGCCAAACCAATGAGCGCGCTGATTGATTTCCTGCTCACCAATCCGACCGTTCTGGCCATTGGTGCCGCCATCCTGGCGGCATTCGGCTGGGGTGTTCGCCTGCGGCTGGCCGGCGAGCGCGCGGAGCGCGCGCGACAGGCCGCCACCGAAGCCGCGGCGCGCGAAGTTGCCGACCAGATCCAGAACGACATCGGCGCACTGCCGGCCGCCGCCGCCCGAAAGGAGCTCGGATCATGGGCAAGGGAGTGATGCTCGCCTCGGTCGTGGCCGCGCTGGTTGGCTGTACCACCGCCAAGGGCGGATTTTGCGCGGTGTCGAGCCCGCTGCGCGTGTCGGCGGCCGCGATTGACGCGCTGTCGGATGCCGAGGTCAAGGCGCTGCTGGCGCACAACCGCAAGGGCGAAAGACTGTGCGGGTGGAAGCCATGACTGTCGTCTTCCTTCCGATGGGCTCGGTCCTGCTGCTTGGCGGCGTGATCATTTTCAGCGCCGGATCGATCTTCGGCTTTCTCGTTGCGAGGGCGGTGAAATGATGCACGACCTGTTCGACCTGCTCGGCATCAAGGGGCCGGTGGTTGCCGCTGGTCTCGCCGGCGGCGTCCTGCGGGCGTTGTCGCGTCATCGCTACAAGCTGCGCGAGATGGTGGCGTCGCCAATCTGCGGCGCGCTGGCCGCGGCCTATCTGACGCTGCCCGTGGTCCAGTATGCCCGCGCCACCGGGCTGCCGCTGGCCAATGACGACACGACGACGCTGGCGGCGGCTTTTCTTATCGGCGTCTGCGCCATGTGGATCTCGGATATTCTGTTCGAGGTGATCGTGCGGAGGTTCAGGCCCGCGGCGGAGGAATAG